GGCCCCAAGTTCAACAACCAGTAATGCTGATGTTGTTCTTAAACTGCCTGTAGCAGATGGTAGCTCTGGCCAGGTATTAAAAACAGATGGATCTGGACAGCTTAGTTTTACATCAAATGCTGGAACGACAATAAATAATAATGCAGATAATAGAGTTATTACTGGTTCTGACACTGCTAATACTTTAAATGGTGAGTCAAACTTTTCCTATGATGGTACTAAATGTTTAATAGGTACGTCTACTGAGCTTAGTACTAGTGGTGAAAGGTCTTTACAAATACAAAATACTGGTGGGCCAAAAATTGCTCTTGGTAGAAATGACACCTCTATTAGTGATGGAAATACCATTGGTGGTATAGAGTTTTATGGAAATGATGCTAACGGAACTTTTGTAAATACTGCTGCAATTTATGTTAATGCAGACGGAGATCATGGTAATGATGATAAACCAACAAGGATGCAGTTTTTTACAACTGCTGATGGCGGTTCGTCAGCTACAGAACGTATGCGTCTAGATTCGTCTGGGAACATTCTTGCAGGAACTACATCTACCTCATCTATTTTAAAGTTTGGAAGTTCTGCTGTTGGATTTGCATTTAAAGGAGGGCAACCTGTTTTAACGGTAGAGGCTAGTGCTAATTCGCAACACGTTGGATATTTAGGTCAATCTGGTACAGATACTTTTTTAGGTGGCGTTGGAGGTGGAAGTTTAATATTTCAGACTGGAACTTCTGGTACATCACGGATGCGTATAGATTCGTCTGGAGATTTAATACTAAGTACAGGCACGTTGATTATTAAAAATGCAGCAAGTGACAGTAGTGGATTAAAAATATCTCAAGAATCTAGTGATGAATCAAGAATTTTTAATCATTTTAACGGCCCATTAACATTTGGAACAGGCAATACAGAACGTATGCGTATAGATTCGTCTGGAGGAGTATTTATAGGTTGCACTTCAGCGCCAGGTGCAAGTACAACAGGATTTTCGGTTCAAGAAGGTGGTGCAGGGAAAAATTATATCCGTACATCAGGTGGTGTAACTGGAAATAACGAACATCACGAATTTTATAACCCAAATGGAAAAGTTGGAAGTATTATTACAAGTGGAACAAGTACTGCATTTAATACTTCTTCTGATTACAGATTAAAAGAAAATCAAGTAGCAATATCTGACGGAATAACAAGATTAAAAACTCTCAAACCATATAGATTTAATTTTAAAGCTGACGCAAGTAAAACACTTGATGGATTTTTTGCACATGAAGTAACAGCAGTACCAGAAGCTATCTATGGAGATAAAGATGCAGTTAAAGAAGATGGATCAATAGAACCTCAAGGAATAGATCAAAGTAAGCTTGTACCTTTACTTACTGCTGCATTACAGGAAGCTGTCGGAAAAATAGAGGTGTTGGAAACCAAAGTTGCAGCATTAGAAGCTGCCTAATA